TGCCAATCCGGAGGCCTCGAAACCATCCCTTACGGGCGTTAAGAGCAGAGCCTCCTCCCAATTACGTATTGGTAAACGAGGATAACCAGTTTGAACGATCGGTTCAGCTGAACAGACCGGAGATTTCGTCCTGTCATCCAAGGAGAGTCCATGGTTTTTCATGGCGATGAGATCTAGCCGGAGACGTCTTAGTCCAGGGGGCCCTCGCGGGGAGGTTCATTAAGACTCAGCCGATCGTGCTGTCAACCTGGTGGGTACTAACCGCCAGCCAGAATCCCCTCCGTGTTTTCCTTTAATGAGAGCCCTCTCAACTCTCAACTCTGACAACTCCTCTTCGAGCGTTGAGCTTTCGTCTGTGGATATGCACATTACGGCCCCACCTTCTGGGAGGTGCACTCCCCCAAACCCCGCCGTATGGCGAATGGTGTACCTGGGACAAGCAAGGTCCCCCGGCAGAGGCCAAGTGACCGCCAATTCGGGTACGATGGGCATTCAGACCACAGATTACTCCTCAACTAACTCTACACAAGGCTACGAAGCCAGTCGGATATCGACCTTCTGGGGGGACTGGCGGGTTTCCATCCCGCCTTAAATTAATTGGGGTAACTGTTACCGCAACCGCCCAGATCTCATCTCCCATTCGACCACTCCCTAAAGGATGACAAGAAGGATAGCTTCAAACCGCCAGTTTGACTAGGCATCTAGGCCTGCGGGACTCGCAGGAACTATCCTTTTTCCCAATCTCCAGTACTGAACAACATCCCTCAATCGCCTCCCCAGTACACCTTCTTGACTGCCCCGCATACCACAAAGCCAAACCCCTCCGCCCTCAGGACCTCTAAAAGGAGGACATCCCGACTTACGCTGCCTTTGGTAACCAGGCAAAGCCGGGGAAATTGACTGACGGAGAACCGGGAGATCGGAGATGCTAGGCAGGAGAGAACGAGGCGGAGGAACCTTACAAGAAAAGACAACATCCCTCTTAATTGTCAAATGACCCCAATCGTCAGCCCAAGTACCAAGGCTGCGACAGGGGATAAGAGGAAGATTGTAAAGGTTCCAAACCTCCCACAAGGGGGCCGGCCAGACCCATGCCCAACGAGCTTTACTCAGCGAAACCTTGGTCCCAGAGTACATCACTGGATTATTAACACGAGGCGGACAATTTTCGTAACAATCGTCCGACCCACAGCGACACTCCAACCGAGAAGGCTGCTTTACCAAAACCTCTTCATAAGCAGGGATCGACAATCCCCGAAAAGAAGAGATAAGGTAGCTCATTGACAAATCGGCCACCTCTTCGTACAACTCCCTGAAGGAAGGATCAGGCATCTCATCCCTCACAACTTGGTCCCAGGACCGCTTGACGCTGACCGATTCAACAATCGGGTCAACCATCAGAGCGTCCCTAAACCACCTCTTCTTTAAGAGAGGTTTCCTCCAAGCGTGAGGGATTGTCTGCAAGCAGACAGACGATCGTCGGACAAGATTCCGAACACTGATGATCGCCTTCCAACAAGCAGCAGATGAAAATCCCTTCAGGCCCTCGAGAAGAGTCGAGAGAATGCAACCGGGTGAGGAGACCCTACGAAAGCCAGAAAGAACAGGCTTCTTGACAAATCGATCTTTCTTGCAATCAAAGGTCTTGGAGTTCAACTCAAGGAAACGAGTCGAACTTCCAGACTTCTCCAAATTCACGACCATCCCGACGTGCTCGACGACAGAGCGCCAGATGACAAGGAACAAGTCATCACTACAAAACGCAATATCGTCACCATTAACAAGAGAACGTCGGCGACGGCCTGAAACCCCGGTCGCACGCCCCCACAAACGAGAAGCAACCAAGAAAAGGCCCC